TAGTTGTATCGCACCCTGGTGGGGGACCTACTATTGACCTTACCAAGAAGGATAAAAAGATTAATACAGTAAGCAAAGGGCTTGCTGCTAGCAAGCAGTGGCACCGAAACAATTCGAGAGGACGCTAATGTCAGATCTACCAATTGAAGGGGAGACCGTCTCAGAAGACAACTCTGCCCATTTTGAACTAGATATCAATACCGAAATTGAAAACCAGCCCCTAGAGGCTACCGCTTCAGATACTGAAGCACCAGAAGAACCTACAGAAGATAAGGAGTAAAATATGTGCAAGTCATGTGGATGCGGATGCTCAAAGCCTAACTGCAAGGGCGCCTGCAAGAAAAAGGGCAAGCCTACAACCAAGAAGGGCAAGTAAATGGCCCATAAAGACAGCAAGTTTGAGAAGGGTATTACCCCAGCTCAGAAGAAAAAGTTTGAGGCTCAGGATGAAAAGAATGATGCCAAGTTAGCCAAGAAGGTCAAGAAGACCTCTAAGAAAAAGGCAGACAAAAAGAAGTAACGACTTAGGCCCCGAGAGGGGCCTTTTTCGTTTATCCTTATCTTGACGCCGGAGCAATCCGGAACCCTGCAGCTTTACCCTTGCGCCTTCATTTGGAGGATTTATGATCTTTTTAGCACAACGGCTTCTCCGTGCGGAGACTGATGCCGATAAAGAAGAGTTTGTTCGAGGTGTGGCCGGTCTCAAAGACAACGGTCAGCGTAAGACTGCAGTCATGTTTGTCGCAGGCTACTTACTCTCGAAAGCTCTTCATAAGAATGACTAAAAGAGTATCAGTAAAGGGTTTTCGCTCAATTATTCTGTCCGAGATGGCGAAGAAGCACACCAAAGCTTTTCGTAAAGAAGCCATTGTAAAATACGGATGGCCAACCAACGTTGTCAACGACATTTCCCTAAAGCCTATTGATAAGGAACCACCAGGGAAGGTCGGATTTTACTATGCCAAAAAGCATAAGGAAAAAATCTTTACCCTTGAGCATGGGGATATAGACCTACAGCCTACCCCTGCTATGCGTAACTACCTAGCTAATAATGGGGAGGACCGCTAATGCCTTTTATCAATAATGAGGATGGGGCCCTAAAGAATTTGCTTCAGGGAATTACCGTATCTGATGCTGGAAACCCTGCTCGCCCCGTAGGAGTATTCTATGGCCAGCCAGATAAGGAAATTCGTCAGCAGGCTTTTCCCTACATCACCATAGACCTTATCTCTGTTACAGAAGCCAGTGAGCGTGTACAGTCCGGTTGGGTTAAGCTCGGATATACCCCAGAAGGGGCAGATCCAACGGCAAACTATGAGACAATGTACCCTATGGCTATAAATCTGGATTACCAGATTACAACCTATGCACGTCAACCCCGCCACGATAGGCAGCTACTTGCTGAGCTATTTAAAATGGGAAGACTGCCAGTTAGATTTGGACAACTCTACGTCCCAGAAGACGGAACCTTTCGTCGTTTGGATACCCTAGGGTTTTCTAAAAGAGACACAACTGAATCGGACAAGCGCCTATTCATGAATGTCTTTACAGTACGTATCAGCTCTGAAGTACTCAGAGAACTAGTAACACCTCAGCAAGTATTGGAGACTCCAAACCTTGCTTTGTACAATATGGTCACCGACACTCAAACTGTACTAGAAAATTAAAATACGGACCCCCTAGAGATAACAAACAAAAGATTAAGGAGAAAACCGAATGGCTACATACAGTAGACCAGGCGTCTTTATCGAAGAAGTAGAACTTCCACAGACGATTGAAGTTGCCGATAGTGGACAAGCTATTGGTGCATTTGTTGGTGCTTTACCTAAAGGTCCTACAACCGTACCTGTACTAGTCGATACGTGGGCAAAGTTTACAAAAATCTTTGGAACACTTAACGATGCTTACCCAACAACTTGGGCTGCATATAACTTCTTCGCCAACGGCGGACGCCAGCTTTACGTAAAGCGTGTCACAGGATCTGGTGCTGCTTCAGCACAAACTATGATCACAGACAGCTCTACCAATCAACTAAACACCATCTTGCTCCAGGCAGCAAATCCTGGTTCATGGGGTAACGCACTTGCAGTTCAGATCCGACCAACTACAGATCCTACTCGTTTTTCATTGGCTGTATTTGGTGCTCCTACAATTGCAGGTAACCTTACCTCTAACCTTTTGGAGCAGATCCCAGATCTATCTATGAGCAGTACTGATCCACGTTACTTTGTAACAACAATCAATACCTCATCTTCATACATCATTGCTTATGACCAGCACTCTGCGTCTACTGCGCCTACTAACATGCCTGTTGTTGGCACAACACTGTACGCAATCGGTTCTACAACTGCAGGTACAGATGGAGCTACACCAACTCGTTCGAACTATGCTGTAGCATTAGGCGCACTGGATCCAATTAATAACCCATTGGTTATTAATAACACAGACGCTCCTTATATCTATACGACCTCAGGTTCTGGCACGGATCGTTCAAATGCTTTGAACATTATGTCAGATGTAGTTGCTTATTGCGAGGGTCGTGGAGATGGCTTTGCTGTTCTAGAGACTCCTGCAGGACTTTCAGCAGCTGATGCTGAGCAGTTTGCTGTGGATCTTGCTGCAGCCTATGCTGGATCATCTAATGGTACTCGTGCAGCTATTTACTACCCATGGTTAGTAATTCCAGATGTTAAGCGTTCTGTTCCAGGAGTAACACGTCTTCAGGCTCCAGGAGCTTCAGTAGTTGGACAGTACCTAGCTACAGATGCTTCACGTGGTGTCTTTAAGACTCCAGCAGGACTTGGAAACAAGATCGCTCTTGCAGTTGCTACAGAGCATCCGTTCTCAAATGCTGAGCTTGATACTCTTAACACAGCTACCCGTCCTATCAACGCTATTCGCCAGGTTCCTGGTGCAGGCATTGTTATCATGGGTGGACGCACAATGGATACAGATGTTCGCAATCGCTACATCAATATCCGTCGTTCTTTGACCTACATTGAAAAAGAATGTAAAGATCTGACACAGTTTGCTGTCTTTGAAAACAATGACACCTACCTGTGGACAAAGATTAATGTTGCAATCACTAACTTCCTAGCTGCTTACTGGCAGAATGGCGGATTGCGTGGAGCTACAGCAGCTCAGGCTTTCTATGTTAAGTGCGATTCAACTACAACTTCGGCTACAGATATTTCTAACGGTCTCGTTAATATTGAAGTAGGCGTGGCTCTACAGTACCCAGCAGAGTTTGTTGTCATTAAGATCGGACAACTCACAGGAAGCGCTACGGCGTAAGGAGATAAATAATAATGGCACTATCAATCGATAATATCGTCAAGGATCGTTTGGCGTCGGATCCAATCCGTACGTTTAAGTTCCTTGTAACGTTCACCCCAAACGGTGACTCAGGTTCTACCTGGGGTAACAACTTCGGTAAGATGGGATTCGTCTCGGTGTCTGGACTTTCAGTCTCCACAGAGCCAATCGCTTACCGTGAGGGTGGATACAACACTAACGTCCACCAGATTCCTGGTCAGTCCTCTTTCACCCCTATCACCTTGTCTAAGGGCGTTATGCTCGGACAAAATGATAACTGGTTGTGGATGAAGCGCCTGTTCTCAGTGCTCAACCCTACCAACGCTGTTGGTGGAGGAGTCGGAACAGACTTCCGCTGCACATTGGACATCGCAGTTCTTAGCCATCCAAACCCACAAGGTTATGCAGCTCTAGGTAATAACGCACCAGCTACAGATGATGCTTCACAGCACACATCAATGCGCTTCCGTGTGTATAACGCCTGGATTGCTAACATTGGGTACAGCAACTTAGACGCTGGTCAGAATACCCTCATGGTTGAGGAAATGACTATCGTACATGAAGGCTTTGATGTACAGTTCGCCTCTGATTACAAGAATACGGCACCAAGTTTCACTATCTAATAACGACTAAAGGGTAAATAATATGGAAAACGAAAAGACAATCAATGCTGCTTCAAACCCAGCATTGGCGAATCAATTAGTAGAAGAAGCTCTTACTGAGAAGGCGGCGCCTCGTGACATATCTGTCGCAACGCCGCCTGATACAGTCGTAGAGTTAGCCGGCGGTTTGTTTGATCCTTTTGAAGGTGTCATTAGAACAGCGGAAGTAAGAGAGCTTACTGGGGCAGACGAAGAAGTCATTGCCCGTATTGGAGACAATGGTAAAGCTCTTCTAGCTATCTTAGAGCGAGCAGTTGTTAAGATTGGCGATAAAGAAGCTGACAAGGATATGCTGGATATGATGCTTGCGGGAGATCGCGAGCTATTGCTTTTAGCTATTCGTAGATTCACCTTCGGAGAAGAAACAAAGATTGGGCCAGGAAACTGCCCACATTGCTCAGTTGAACAAACCTTTGATATCAACCTAAAGGATGATATAAAGGTAAAGACTTTAGATGAAGAAGACCGTGACTTTACTGTAGATTGCAAAGTTGGAAAAGTGAGCGTTAGACTGCCTAACGGACACGTACAAAAAGCAATTGTTGCAGCTACTGGAAAGAATGCGGCTGAATTAGATACTATCCTTCTTAAGGGTTGTATCCAGGCAATAAACGGCAACCCCGCAGTTACTACGGAACATGTTAAGAACCTTAGTATCAAGGATCGTCGTGAAATTATTAAGCAGATAACAGACCGCAACCCAGGACCACAACTCGCTGAAGTATCAAAACC